GCAAATCAGGACATGATGATCGGCCACTTCTACGCCACCAGCGGCGAGGCGATGTTTGCGGAGCGCTACGACGCTTGCGCTATTGCCATCACCGGCATCGGCGGCGAGGGCGGCGGCACCCTGAATATCACCAGCGAGATCACCTATGGCGGCACCCGCACTGTGGGCACTGTGAAGAAGGGCAGCAGCGGCGCTATTGAGTTTACTGCGGCCTAAATAAAGGGGCGGGCAACCGCCCCTGTTTTGGAGGGAACACATGAAGGAATTGACAATCACCACCGGCGTACAGGAATACAACCTGAATGACAAATGCACGGTATATTTTAACCCCAGTGATCCGGCGTTTGCAGACAAGCTTTACACAGCGTTTGACGCGCTGAAAAAGAAGCAGGATGCGCGAGACGATAACGTAGAAAAAATGAGCGCCCGCGAAATGTTTGACTGGCTCCGAAATATGGACGCCGAAATGCGCGAGACTATTGACGGGGTGTTTGAGCAGCCGGTGTGTGAGCCGCTGTTTGGCAACGTGAGCGTTTACGCTATCGCTGACGGTGCGCCCCTGTGGATGAACCTGATGGTTGCCATCATGGACGAGCTGGACGAGGGGATTAAGCGTGAAAAGGCTTTTCACAGTGAGAAGCTTGCAAAGTATACGGCCAAGTACCACAGATGATGTACGACCTTCCGACGAGCCTTGAGGTGTGTGGAACGGAATACCCAATAGAAACGGACTTTCGCGTGATACTGGACATATTCTCGGTGCTGTCTGCTGTGGAACTAACGAGCGAAGAAAAGTGCTTTGGCGTGTTGGGAATGTTTTACCCCGGTTTTTTCACTATGCCTGGGGAGCACATGGAAGAAGCGATAAAACAGTGCTTTTGGTTTATCAATGGCGGAAATGAGGAAACGCAAAAAAAATCGACCAAGTTGATGGACTGGGAACAGGACTTTCGACTGCTCATCGCCCCAATCAACCGCATAGTGGGGCAAGAGGTGCGGGCGCTTCCGTATCTGCACTGGTGGACGTTTCTTTCGTACTACGGAGAAATCGGGGATTGCTACTTCGCGCAGATCGTGCGCATACGCGATCTGAAAGCAAAAGGCAAGCTAAAAGACAAAGCCGACAGGGAGTTTTACCGCAGAAACCGCGACGTTATCGACATCAAGCGACGGTACTCGGAGGCGGAGGAAGAAATTATCAAAGGCTGGACGTAAAAAGCCGCCCCGGAGGGCGGCTGCGCGGCGGTCAATGATTTGCAATAAATGTAATGTCGTTGCCAGACCAAAAGTCCGGGGTAAAACGGATTTCAAGCGTTTTCCAATCGGCGGGGACTTCGTAGCCTATTACGCCAGACATCTTTTTCCCGGCTGCAACAGTGCCGTCCATTTGGCCTTTGTCTGCGGCTAATGTGCCGGTCATGCTCATGTTTGTGGAGTAGTCATCGACATACGCTTCGAAGGACATTATAGAGCTTATGGAAATATCTTTGCTGGATTTGTTTTCAATGGCAAATTCGCAAAATAGAAAAACGTTGCCGCTGTCTGGTGTGTAAAAACCTTCTCCGCTTGATTGGGTGCAAGACACAAATGTGACTTCAATGTCTTTAAGGGAGACAACGTCACCAACTGCAAATTCCGTTTTCTGCGGAGCAGTTGATCCGTTTCCGCCTTTTGCGCCTGTATCCCCAACCTTTTCTGGGGAGTTCCCGCCAAGCGCAGTGCCAATAATGCCGATAGCAATAAACACAGCTATAACGATCAGCACAACCGGTTTTTTCTGTTTGGCCCCGCAGGCAGGGCAAACTTTCGCAGATTTTGCAATATCTGCGCCGCAGGTCTTGCACTTAGTCATTTTGCCCATTTTCTTCCGCCCTCCAAGAATTTTTTGTGGTTTGTTCATAGTACCACATAAATACCATAAAAGCAAGTAGGTGATTATATGGCAAACGCGGACGGCTCCGTTATCATCAAGGCCGACATTGACGATAAGCAGGCGCAGAAAGAACTCAATGCGCTGGAAAAGAAAATAGAAGCGCTGCAGGAAAAGCTCACCAACAAGAAATCCGCGCGAGATACTTTGTTTAACCAAGCCAACAACCTGGGCGCACAGCTTGACCAAGCAAAGGCCAAACTGGCGCAGATGAAGGGCGGCGGCGAGTTCTTCACCAGCGACGCTATCAAGCAGCAGGAGGCCGCTGTAGCGTCTATGGAAAAAGAATGGAACGCCATGAATGACAAACTGGACAAGCAGAACGCCGCTATCCGCGAGGGCGAAGCGGAACTTGACCGAATGAAAGCAAAGGCCGGTGAGTTAGGTAAGCAACTTGGCAATACCGGCAAGAACGCAGGAAAGATACAAGAAGGGTTAGACAAAGCATCCCAGGGCATGGAATCGTTCACAAAGCGCGTAAAAATGCTGGCAAAGCGGGCGCTGGTGTTTACTGTCATTGCCCGTGCGTTGTCGGCACTCCGGGATTGGCTGGCGGACGTGGTAGCCGTAAACGGTGAAGCACGAGACGCTATTGCGCAGCTCAAGGGTGCGCTGCTGACGCTGGCACAGCCGCTTGTGCAGATCATCATTCCGGCGTTTACTGCGCTGGTTAAGGTACTGGCTACGGTGGTTTCGTTTATCGCGAATATTGTATCCGCACTATTTGGAACAACGGCAAAAGAAAGTGCCAATGCGGCAAAGTCCCTGAACGACCAGAAGAACGCATATAAAGGCGTGGGCGGCGCGGCAAAGTCTGCAAGTAAACAGCTTGCGTCGTTTGATGAGATCAACAAGTTAAGCGGCGAAAGCGGCGGTGGGTCCGGCATTATTCTACCGGATTTCAGCACGGCGGCAAATTTCGCATTTCTTGATAAAATCGCGGACAAGCTCAAAAAGATAGGGCAGGACATTGTAAACCTGTTTAAGGATGTCACCGGGTATATCGGCAACGTATTCTCCGGGGATTGGGGCGCGGCGCTGGACAACATCATCAACTTTGTAAACCACGCCCGTATTTTGCTGGCCGATTTGCTGGACTTTGTGGGGTATATCTTTGGAGAGATCATAGACACCATCATAGAAAAGTGCGGCCTTGCCGGTACCCCAGTGGGAGATATGTTGACCGGCATCAAGAACATTGTGCAGGGCGCGTTGGGCCTTATTTCCGGTATCCTGACCGGCGATCTGGAGAAAATGAAGCAGTCGGTTACCCAAATGCTTACCGGCGTTAAAACTTTTGTGTTAGGTATTTGGGACTGGTTCAAACTTGGGGTGACAAGTCTGCTGGACTGGTTTGACAAAAAAACAAACGGGCGGTTCCGCGAAATCATTGAACTGGCAAAAACCTATGTCAACGTTGGTATAGATGGTGTAAAACAAATTTTCGGGGGCATTATTGATTTCTTGACCGGCGAATTTACAGCGGATTGGAGAAAAGCATGGGGAGGCATCAAAGAAATTTTCCGTGGCATTTGGAATATAATCGTCGGCGTCTTGGAGGCTACTGTAAACCTTATCATCAAAGGCATCAACTGGCTTATAAGTAAGCTCAACTCCCTGCTGGAGAACAGCTTGCTGGCAAAGGGACTTGGCCTCATCGGGATTGAATTTCGTGGCATACCGCAAATACCGGAAGTGCACATTCCCCGTCTGGCACAGGGGGCTGTTATCCCACCAAACCGAAAGTTTATGGCGGTTCTGGGCGACCAAAGAAACGGGACAAATATTGAAGCACCAGCGGATCTTATCCGTCAGATTGTAAGAGAAGAGATAACCAACTTTGGCGGTGGCGAGGACATCACGATTAAATTCACAGGTGACCTTGCACAGCTGGCTCGTGTCTTGTCTCCTGAAATCACGCGACAGCAAAGAAATAGACAGCGTGCGCTGGGGGTGTAAGAATGGCAAAACCGTATTTCAAAATTGACGGGACAGACATTATGCATTTAATCGAAAATGGCGGCATCGTTTGGACAAGAAGCGATTTGGATAGTGACAAGGCTGGAAGAACAATGGATGGCACGATGCATCGCGGACGGGTAGCCATTAAGTATAAGGCAACTGTAAAATGCCTGCCATTGCATCGCGCAGACGAGATTAATCTGATGAGGTTGATCCTTCCGGAGTTTGTAATTGTTGAGACAAATTTGCATCCGCTACATGAAATTGTATCTGCACAGTATTATTCAAATAATGTGCCGTCTACGATTTCTACGGTTGATCCTGAAACCGGTGAATCCATCTGGGCAGACATTACATTCCCGCTTGTCGAAAAGTAAAGGAGCAGAAAAATGCAACAGACATCTGCGCTATACAAGGAATTACTGGCTGGGGACTATACCGTTGAAACAAGAGTTGCAATCGGGGAATCAGGACTTCTCGTAGAAAAAACAGGAGATCATATAACGTTTGGCGGTACACGAATACTTATAGCGACTTCTGGTGCCGATGGAGGATACGGGGCGAATATGCTTTCAAGTGTGGAAACATCAGGAGGCCTATTTGATGGAGATGAGCCGTCCTGCGGGAACTGCATTAGTCGTGAAGTAGACATAAAAATGTTAAAGCCGATTGGGCAGATACCCGGTCTTTCCCGCGTCGGAATTTATGCAAGAATCACAGACGGCACACGTGCTTCTGAATGGCTCCCTCAAGGCGTTTTCTTCATCGATTCGATTGAAGAAGATGCGGAAGACGATGATGTTAGATGGCTTCGCATCCACGGATACGATGCACTTCTGTTTTCTGAACAAGATTACCCGTCAAACACAAATCTAACGTGGCCTGCAAAGGACATCGATGTTGTAAGAGAAATCGCATCGGCTATTGGCGTTACGGTGGATAAACGCACAAAAAACGCAATGAATAACGCCTACCTCGTGCAATATAACACTACATATTCGTGCCGAGAGTATTTGTCGTATATTGCAGCAATGTATGCAGGTTGCTTTATCATGAGTGAAACCGGAGAACTGCAACTCGTTTGTTTTTGGGACATACCGAAGGAAACGAGATACCTGATCGACAATGCTGGATTTGCCATAACGTTTGGAGGTGACAGAATCGTTGTCTGATGTAATAAACGTAAGAAAAAACGTATCATCGTTAGAAAAGCAAAACACGTTTGATGGATATTCCAAGGTCACGATTTCCGTATCAGACGAAATGGAATATAACGCAGGCACCGATACAGGACAAACGCTGAAACTGTTTTGCCCGTGGGGCACACAAGAAATGGCAAATAAAATCTTGTCGAGCGTCCGAGGATTCCAGTATCAACCGTATACGGCATCAGGCGCACATATTAACCCTGCGGTAGAACTCGGTGACGCATTTTCCGGTGGAAGCGTATACGGTGGCATTTATAAAAAAGATATTTTGCATGGGCCTTTATATACGGCCAACATTTCTGCCCCGGGTGGGGAAAAAATCAACTATAAGTACGAATACAAGTCCCCTACTATACGGAAAGCGGAGCGGCAATATAAGGAGACTAAAGCAAACCTACTTGTTATTGCCGACCGAATCAGTGCGGAGGTGGAGGCGCGAAAAGCGGACGACGAGACGCTGCGGGCGGCGCTAAACATTCAGGCCGGGGAAATCAGTGCCAAGGTAGACCGCAAGGGCGGAGATAATGCGAGTTTCGGATGGAGCCTGACAGCGGACGGATGGACGCTGACCAGCAACGGCGGTACGGTGCTGAAAGCCGATAAAAGCGGGCTGAGTGTTACGGGCAAAATCACCGCCACCAGCGGCGTTATTGGTGGCTTGACGATCAAAGACGGATATCTGAGTACCAACGGCCAGACATGGGGCGGCACGAATACCAACGGCATTTATTTTGGCCCAAACGGTATCCAGCTTGGCAAGTATTTCACGGTTGACAGCAGCGGCAATCTGACCGCCTACAGCGGCAAATTTTTGGGAACGGTGCAGGCTGGGAGCATCGACTACGGCGGCAACGCTGGGTATTTTGACGGAGCGGGACTTGCAAGCTTTTCTGTGGGCGGCGGTCAGATCGGAACAGATGCCATTGTGAACAGGCATATCACGTCCGGGTCAGTCTACCCAAGCACATGTAATGACACAATCAAAGGGTACTTTGCGGATGTGATCTATGCAAATAAAGTTTTCGCCGGAAGTGCTGTTATAGATAAACTATCCTCAAACATTGTGAATGCCCTAAAGGGACTAAATTTTCAAGGGAATGCCTTATTCCTACGTGACGGATATGTACGTTATTGATACAGTAGAGGAGGGTAATAAAATGGACAAACTCAAAATAAATAACGGAACTATTTATGAATGCCCCTTTTGTGGCCTATCATCTGTAGGTATCTTGTACGTGGATATTCTGGGTGTGCCTCTGATAGACGCTTTGACTGCGTTTAGCGCGCTCGCCAACACTCGGCACATGGAATACATTGCGGGCGGCGAAACGGCAGTCTATGACGGATACACGAAGATTATCGGCGTTGAATACGCCTACAACGATTCCAGCGCCGTGCGTGTAGCGCTGCGGCGACCATATGAGGGGGAGAAATAATGCACATGAAGGAAACCTTATCTGCCGTCATCACTACGCTGAATGGTGTGGAGGTGCGGGGTAAAAGCAACCTTGACCGGCTGTTGGCGTGTATCAATGCGCTGGAAGCGCTGACGGCGGCGATGAATACTGAGAACAAGGAGGACGCTGACAATGGCTGATAAAGCGATATCCGAGCTGGTAGCAGCGGAGCAGATCAAGTCAACGGACATGTTCGTTTTGGAACAGGACGGCACGGCAAAGCGCCTGCAAGGACAGACACTATTAAACTGGCTGACGGCGGCGGCTGACGGTCACGGAGGTATTTCTAATATTGCCAAAAGCGGTACGGATGGGCTTGTGGACACCTACACCATTACGCTGGCCGACACCACCACGAAAACCTTTACCGTGACCAACGGAAACGGCCTGACAGCGTTCGAAAAGCTGTCTACGGTGGGGCTGGTGGATACGTACCGATTCACCCGGTCGGACGGCACATACTTTACGTTCGCGGTGGCCAACGGCGCAAAGGGTGATACCGGCGAGGCAAGTCACGTCTGGATCAAATACGCCAGCCAGCAGCCCACGGCGTCCAGTCACAGTATGGGCGACCTGCCGGATGCGTGGATGGGCGTGTATTCCGGCACGGCGGCAGAAGCCCCTGATGACTGGCAGCAATACAAGTGGTATCAGATCAAGGGCGATAAGGGTGACACAGGAGCCGCCGCCACGGTGTCGGGTACAACGGTGGAGTACATGGTATCGGATTCCGGGACGATTGTCCCCAGCGGCAGTTGGAGCACCACAATCCCCACCGTGCCGCAGGGCAAGTACCTATGGACGCGGGTTACGACCACCTTTAATACCGGCAGTCCTGCCGTCAGCTATTCAGTGACGCGAATGGGCATTGACGGTGCGGGGTCTGTTAGTACGGTCAACGACAAATCTCCGGACGAGAGCGGCAACGTGGTACTGACCGCTGCGGACATTACCACAAGCGGGGGCGTCAGCGTGGAAGCAAAGCTGGATACGTTGGGCGAAGAAAAACAGCCGCTCTTGACCCCCGGAGAGAACATCTCCATCAGCGGCAGCGTCATCGCTACCAAAGTGCGGCCGTGCAACCGGAACCTGCTGGACAACTGGTATTTCGGTGCGCCGGTGAATCAGCGGGGCAAGACAACGTACAGCGGCACGGGATACGGTATCGACCGGTGGAAAGCCGAAGCTGTAACCCCTAACGTCACTACCATTAAGGATGGTTATATCGAACTGTCGCAGAACGCGCTGATTTCGGAGATTTTAGAGGAACCGTATAGTCTGTGTGGAAAGCAGGTCACGGTATCCGCACTGACGACGACGGGGCTATGCTCCGCCACCGCGACTGTCCCCAGTAAAGAAGAACTGTCGGCCATTACGACCGACGAGACTATCGGGGTCAGCTATTTCGCGGTTAACGGGAATAGCACCGGCTATGTATGCCTTCAGCACAGCAAGGAGCACACGACCAAAGTGATGCTCAGAGCGTATTCGGGGTATACCGTAGGCGTTATTGCCGTCAAGCTGGAGATGGGCTCCCAGCAGACGCTGGCACATCAGGAGGACGGCGCGTGGGTTCTCAACGAGATCCCCGACTACGGCGAGGAGTTGACCAAGTGCATGAGATATCTCCAGATCATCTCCACGCCCTACGACACCTCCGGCAACGGAGTGGCCATCGGGTACGCCAACAACCCCGTCGACCTGTGGGTACCCATCCCGCTGGCTGTGCCCATGCGCATATCGCCTACGCCCACCATCCCCACCGGCGGCGTATCGCTGTTCAAGGTGGGCAAAACTTCCGGCAGTCCGAAGGACGTCACCAGGGCCACAGGCGGCTGGGCGATGCAGACCGGCGGGGCTTGCAGCATGCGAAGCCTGATCTTTACGTCCAGCGGCCTGACGGCTGGCGAGACCTACGCCCTGTTCATGCGGCAAGGGGCACAGATCGTGCTCAGCGCCGAGTTGTAGGAGGTGACCGGATGGAAGCGTGGACAAATGTCGGCGTGCCGCTTCTTGTGGCACTGCTGACCTCCACCGCCCTGTGGGGCGTGGTGAGCAAGGTGATCCTCAAGCGGATGGAGCTGACGGCCAAGCGCAGCAAGGCAGACGATGCGGAGCGGAAGATGCTGGTAGGGCTGGCCCACGACCGCATTATCCACCTCGGCATGGTGTACATCGAGCGGGGCTACGTCACACAGGACGAGTATGAGAACTTGCAGGTGTATCTATATGAGCCGTATGAGGAGATGGGCGGCAACGGCAGCGCACGGCGCGTCATGGAAGAAGTGCGGAAGCTGCCCATACGGTGAGACAAAAATGGAACAGGCCGACAGGCCGGAAAGGAACTTGTTATGAAACTGAACAACAAGGTATACGACATCCTCAAGTGGTTGGTCATCATCGTTATGCCCGCCGTGGCTACGCTGTACGCGGCGCTGGCGGCGGTGTGGGCGTGGCCTTATGCGGATGAGGTGGTGACCACCATCACCGCCGTGGACACGTTCCTCGGCGCGGTGCTGTGCATCAGCACGGCACAGTATCACAAGGAGGCGGGCAACAATGGCTAAGAGAGTGTATCTGTCCCCCAGCGACCAGCGGCGGAACACCTACGCGGTGGGCAACACCACCGAGGCCATCCAGTGCGGGCGCATTGCATGGGCTTGCAAGACCGCTCTGGAGCGCTCCGGCGTGGAGGTCATGCTGAGGCAGTACGACACGATGGCAAACCGCGTGGCCGAATCCAATCGCTTCAAGGCGGATCTGCACGTCCCCATCCATTCCAACGCCTGCAATGGCAAGGCCAGCGGTACGCATCTGTTCTGTTACAGCGGCGACCGGAACAGTGCCGGGTACAAGGCGTGTCAGGCTGTAATGGACGTACTTGGCCCGATTACGCCGGGTGCGCCGGACGTGATCCGAGCCTATCCCGCACTGTATGAGGTGAAGCATCCTGCCGCCACGACGGTGTACATCGAGACGGACTTCCACGATGTTCCCAGTGTTGCACAGTGGATCATCGACAACACCACCCTGATCGGCGAGACCATCGCCAAGGGGCTGTGCAACGCACTGGGTGTGACGTTCGTGGAGAGCGCCAACGTGCCGGTGCCGGTGCCTGCGGAGAAGGACACGACGCTGCCCATGCAGGTACGGATGCTCAAGCGCGGCATGGAGGGCGCGGACGTGAAGACCCTGCAAGCGGCGCTGATCGCCTACGGGTTCTCCTGCGGCGCGGCCGGTGCGGATGGTGACTTCGGCAGCGGCACGGAAGCGGCGCTGAAGAAGTTCCAGACCAAGTACGGCCTCGGCGCTGACGGCATTGCTGGGAAAGGGACGTGGGGCAAGCTGCTGGGGCAGTAAGAAAATCGTTTTTTCTATGTGAAGAGAGCGACACATTTACGGATCCAAAACTCTGGACGAAACAGGGATAACGATGCGCCGACCCCTGCTTCCACCAAAGCTCCGCAAGTCCACGGCGAATATGATCGCCATGAATACAACTTACCGAGACATCCGCGCAAGACTGCGCAGTATGTCCCCGCAACGCGCCATTGATTACGTTGCCGCGCTTGAGCTTCCGGGAGACGAGGCGTTTTGCATCATCGCGTGCGATGTTAAGCAACAATCCCGCCAGCAGGTGGCAAACAGGCTGTTTTCGTCGGTCGAGTATGTCAAGAAGTGCCGCCGCAACGGTTACCAAAAGATTGCCGACCATATCAAAAACCCATAAATAGAAGACCCAACAAAGACCTTTTTCAGGCTCTTTGTTGGGCCTTTTTTATTGTATGTTGTGAGATATACAGGGGGTGTCGAAATGAGTGTAATGGATCGGCTGCTGACGTGCGGGTATACGGCGGATATGGCGCGGGATATATGCGACCAATACGGAGCGGACTTTGCTGGATTGCTTTTCCTTGTGCGCATCGTGGAGCTTTTCCACGACGATAGGCGCGAATATGTATAGCTACTACAATGAAAACCCACGAGGTAAAAACGTAGGCGACTGTACCGTCAGAGCCATATCAAAAGCAACTGGCAAGGACTGGGGTGAGACGTACCTCCGGCTTTGCGTACAGGGATATCTTGACGGGGATATGCCGTCGGCTAACTCCTGCTGGGGCGCTTATCTTCGGTCGGTAGGTTTCCGACGGTACATCGTGCCGGATACCTGTCCTGATTGTTACACAGTTGGCCGTTTTGCCGATGAGCACCCATTTGGGACGTATATTCTCGCGCTCTCCGGTCATGTCGTGTGTGTACAAGATGGTGTTTTATATGACAGCTGGGACAGCAGCAACGAAACAGTTTTGTATTATTGGGAAAGGACGGATGAAGCATGAACTACCCCTACTATGGAAACCCCTATATGCCGCCGATGCAGGACAACCTCGCCCAGCTGAGGCAGCAGCAGATGCAGGCTATTCCTCCGATGCCGCAAAATCCCCTGCCGCAAAGCGGCGTGCAGTGGGTATCCGGCGAACAGGAGGCAAGAAGCTGGATGGTCGCTCCCAATGCGGCGGTGGCGCTGTGGGATTCGACGGCGCCCACGGTGTATCTGAAACAGGCCGATGCAAGCGGCAAGCCGACGCTCAAGGTGTACGACCTTGTGGAGCGGCTTGCAAGCGCTCCTGACACGCAGAAAGCGCCCGCTGCGGAATATGTGACCCGTAAAGAGTTTGACGCGCTGGCGGCGCTTGTGAGCGAAATGAAGGGCAAGAAGCGCAAGGAGGAAAAGAGCGATGAATAATCCGTTTTTCGGTGCAATGGGCGGCGGCAACGGTTTTATGCAGATGGTGCAGCAGTTCAAGCAGTTCAAGGCGAATTTCCAGGGCGACCCCAAGGTAGAGGTGGAGAAGCTGCTGCAAAGCGGCAAGCTCACGCAGCAGCAGTTGAACCAGCTCCAGCAGATGGCGAAGCAATTTCAAAGTCTGATGGAATAAGCAAAACATAAGACGAAACGTAAGACGGAACGTAATACAAAACGTAACTTGTTTCTTGATCGTGGCCGCGATTCAGATAAATTACATCAATAAAAAGGAGTGATACTATGTCTCTTTCCGAGGGTATGCCCACCATGACCATGCCTGTGACCCCTGCCAATGGCAGCGGTAACGGCTTTGGCTTTGGCGGTGACGGCGCGTGGTTCCTCATCATCCTGTTCCTGTTCGCGTTCTGCGGCTGGGGCGGCAATGGCTGGGGCAACAACGCTGGCAATTCCGGCGGTGTGGTGGACGGCTATGTGCTGGCCTCCGACTTCTCCAATATCGAGCGCAAGATGGATATCATCAACGGCGGGCTGTGCGACGGCTTCTATGCCGTGAACAACACGCTGTTGACCGGCTTCGGCAATGCCGAGCTGTCCCGCGCCAACCAGCAGGCCGCACTGATGCAGCAGCTCAGCGCTATGCAGATGCAGGCGGCAAACTGCTGTTGCGAGAACAGAGCCGCCATCGCGCAGGTGCGCTACGACATGGCGACGCAGGCGTGTGACACGCGGAACACCGTGCAGAACGCCACCCGCGACATCGTGGAGAATCAGAACGCCAACAGCCGCGCCATCCTGGACTTCCTGACCAACTCCAAGATGCGCGATCTGGAGAGCGCAAATCAGGAGCTGCGTCTGGCCGCGTCTCAGGCGGCGCAGAACAACTATCTGATCTCCCAGCTGCGGCCTACGCCTATCCCGGCGTATGCATCCTGCAACCCGTGGGCTGGCAGCTACACCGGCTGCTCCGGCTGCTGACAACTGCATAGAAATCTATTTCCAAAACGGAAATTGTTCAGCTCCGGGCTGATATTGAAAGGCGGCGGGGCAATAGCTCCGCCGTCTGCATTTTTGAAAGGAGTGAGTATTTTGGCTGAATATGTAAATACCAACATCGTTTCTGTTCCTGCCGGGCAGAATGTACCGCTGACGGAAACTGCCGTTGCGGGCAAGTCCTGCATCGTACACCGCGAGGGCAGCGGGCAGGTGTTCTTGCGTGGCCTGACAAACCAGTGCAAGGCGCGTTTCCGTGTGTCCTTCGGCGGAAACATCGCCATCCCCACCGGCGGCACGGTGGGCGCGATCTCCACCGCGCTGGCTATCAACGGTGAGCCGCTGACCAGCGCTGTTGCGACAGTAACGCCCGCCGCCGTGGAGAATTATTTCAATATCTTCGTCGCTGCCAACGTGGACGTGCCGAAGGGCTGTTGCGTAACGGTGGCGATGGAGAACACCAGCGCTCAGGCGATCAGCTTTGCCAATAGCAACATGATCGTGGAGCGCGTCTGCTGAAAGGAGGTAAAGCATGAGCATGAAATCTATGTATGAGCTGCGCGATATGCTTTGCGATGAGCTGGATGAAATTGCCAGAAAGGGTGAGCTTGGAGCAGGTGATCTGGATATCGCGCACAAACTGGCAAGCACCATCAAAAATCTGGATAAAATTGAGGCAATTGAAGATGGCGGCTATTCCAGAGCTGGGTATCAGCCGCGTCGGTATCCGCACGATGAGTACGGAGGTGGTAGCTCCTACGCAAGAAGCCGAAAGCATTATGTCCGGGGTCATTACAGCCGCGACAGCGCACGCGACGGAATGAGACGGCAGTTGCAAGATATGCTGGATAGCGCAGACGATGACACCATCCGAAGCGCCATTCAGCGCTGCATGGACGTGCTGGAGGACGAAAGGGGGTAAACGCCCCATGAGTGATGAGACCGAGATCAAAAGGTGGATAGCGCGGTTAGAAACCGAAGAGTCCAGCTGGACAAACTATGAACGCCTTGCCGTGCTGTATACGGTGCTTAACCAGCAAAACGACGTTAACGACAAAATGTCGCCAATGCTGTATTCCGCCGCTCCTGCACCGGTTGAAGTTTTCGGCGACAGCGACTTTCTGCGGGCCGTATCAGCTGTTGAGCCAAGTGTGGCATGGGCGGTTATGGACGAACTGATGGACAGTTTGAAAGTTGTTAACGAGCGCGTCTACAACAGCGTCATGCGTAAACTCGATAGGTAAAAAATCCCCCGTCATTTACGGCGGGGGATTTTTTAGGTATACTTACCCTTTGTGTCCGCCAAGGTAAAATATGCCTAACGCGGCGTTACGAAAAACGCGCCATCGTTGTCTGCATCAATCCGCTTGATGAAGCGCGTCCAGAATTCCTTTTTTTCTTCCCGAGAGTATGTGCCATATTCGCCCAGCCCGTTTCTCAAGGCGTCGAGGTCTGTCTTCGGCTTTTCCTCCACGGTTTCGAGGGATCTTTTCAAGATCGAGTATTCCGCTTTATAATCGTCAAGCTCAATCAAATCGTTTAGGTATAGCGTTTTTAGTTTGCTCATTTTCTTTCGTATCGAGTCCGCGCTTTGCGTGGGCTTTTTTTCGGCCTTTTTGTAGTACCTATTGTTCCGCTCTGCGATTCCAGCAAGCTCGTGTAGTAGGTAGTCTTCCAACACATCCTCTCGTATCCTTTTTGTGTGAGGGCAAGAGGTGTTATCAAGCATCCGAGTCCGGCATCGGTAATATGTATATGTCTTCTTTACGGTTTCCGATTGCATCGTTTTCCCGCATTCTTTACAATGCAGTATCCCGGAAAACAGATACACGCGGTCTGTGTCAACTCCCGCACAGCGTTGTGACCGCTGGCGAATAATATCATTTACAATGTCAAAGTCTTGCTTACTAACCAACGCCGGACAAGCATTTTCGATGCCGTAAACCTCGCCGATGTAAAGACGGTTGCGGAAATAGTTTACATACTTGCTATAAGCCCGGTCAATGCCCCATGTGTCAAGCATATATCGCTTTACGGCAAGGACGCTTTTTAGCCGGATGAACGCGGCGAACATATCTCGCGCTGCATCTACCGTGCCGTTATCAATCTGGTATTGCCTGTCCGTGATGACATACCCTAAAGGCGCTTTTGAGCCGGCCGGTTGTCCTTTTGCCCGTTTTCCATCGTTGATAAATTTGATTCGTTCGCTTGTGCGGTCGGCCTCGTCTTGCGCGACTGACAACATAATATTGACCTTTAAACGCCCTGAAGCAGTCCGTGTTTCGTAATCTTCTTCCGTCGCTTGCCATGTTACGCCGTACTGGTCGAGCTGTGTTTGTACATCGTAATACCCCGCGACATTGCGAAACCAGCGGTCAAGTTTGACAAACAGAATCATGTCTATCTTACCGTCTTTGCAATCGCCCAGCAGTCGCAGGAGCGCCGGACGCTTTTTATACGGCTTTCTCGCGGATATTCCCGCGTCCTCATATATGCCCACCACGGTCATTTTATTTGCTTTTGCATATCTTATCAGCGCGTCCCGCTGCTCTTGCAGGGACAGGCCATGCCGCGCCTGTTCTTCGCTTGAGACGCGGATATACAAAGCCACTCTTATCAAAGCCACTCTCATCAATGCCGCTATCATCAAATCCCCCTCCAAAATCCGTAATCTATACAATGAAAATCAATGTACACGCACCATGCAGCGAGAAGAACAATTATAAAAAACATTATAGCAATCACGCCGTTGCGGATACGCACTCCACGCCGCATGATCTCGATCATGTCTGCTTTTGCGTCAACATGGCGTTCCAGCTCATCATTCCGCGCCTGCAAAGTTTCCTCGGTCGGCGTCAGGTGTTCGGAAATTCCGAACGTCTCGTCAAGGGATATGCCCATTGCCTTGCAGATCGGCGCGACAGTGTAAATGGACGGCGACTTTGAAAACTTGGAAAAGAAATTCTGCACGGTGGACAACGGTACGCCGGAAGTGTCGGAAATGTCCTGATAGGTCAGTTTCAATTCTTCTTTGCGGATTCTACACACCTCTTGAATGTTCATTTGCATCACCTTAATTTCTCCGATTTTGGCACCGCGAAGTCGCAAGATGAGGGCTTACCGAACCTCACCACACGCTGTTTTATTGCAAGGTTTTGGCGTTGAAGTAGTCAAGCAACGCGGAGTATGGTCAAATTATGCAGCGGCGACCGCTCCTCGCTGCCTGCAAAAAGGCACTGCCGTTTGTTGCGGAGAGCGGCAGTGCCTTTAGTTACTTATTGCTTCTCAAGTTTTACGGTCTGCGTAGCTCCCATAGCAGACACTTCGTAGCTAATTACGCCGTCCTGATAGGTAAACGTCTTGGTGTCATCGCCGCTGGCGAGAATTGCCATATCGGTCTGGTCTTTATCATTTTCCGATTCCCAGGTGTACGGCTCATCCGCCGTGGGAGGGGCATCAAAAGTGCCAGCCCAATAGAGGGCTTTGGTGTCTCCATTATCAGATACCCAATACACCTCAATGGCATCTCCGGAAATGGTAGCGGCCTGCCATGCGTCCTCTGCATCGCTGTTTGTCTGCTTCCACTCTCCAACGAGATCGGGCGGAGTTACCGGCTCGTTTTCTGGCTTGGTCTGATTTGTTCCCCCGCAGGCGGTTAACATGCCGAGCGCGAGAACCAAAGACATCGCGATAAGCAAAAACTTTTCATCTCAACTCTCCATTTTCTTATATTTTCGACTGCACAAAGTGCAATAATCGACATATAGCCCCGTTACTATAATCATTTGGAGGGACACAAAATGTTGCGCGAAGACGTGAAAAGTGATACAATAGAGTATCAAAAAATGCTGGCAGAAGCCTTTGACCTGATACAAAAGTTATCCGACGAACAACTTCAAAAAATCATGGATGCTCTAAAATGAAAATTAGGGCGATCAGTAAAGAAAAAGGCGTCGAGTATGAAATCGGCCTGGAATGCGACGGCATGGATCGCGAGACCGCAATGACCGAGCTTTACCGAATGGCGCGAAACCTGTTTACCGGGGAACTTGAGGTGTTTTAGAAAGAGGGCGAAGCCGGAAAGGCCGCATTTTAACCGTTGGCTTTCCGCTTGCACTCGATCACGGCATTTAACTGCGTGCAATAATGATTTCTTTCATTGGTCTTCCTCAAAAGCAGCGCGACCCATTTTTATAAACCGCTCCAGCTTTTCCGGCGGTAATGACAACACAAACTGAATAGCGGCCTTCTGCAAATCTGTATAGCCCTCGCCCTCTGTGGCGGGGGCTTCTTTTATGCCCGGGTCGTCCGTTTCGCCACGGAGGTATTCAACGGATACGCCATGCAGCGCCGAGATTTGGTAAAGATAATTTTTATATGAATCGCTTTTCCCTGATTCCCAATCGCTTACTATCGCCCCGCTCTTAAACCCAAGTTCCCTTGCAAAATCAGCCTTTGCGCCATGCACATATTTCCCGTCAGGTTTGCGAGGGATAAGAGAAAGGACACGCTCTTGCATAATTGACATATTCGCTTGCCTATATTTGTTAGATTTGCCAAAACTCAATAAACACTGAATTTACCTATTGCAAACCTCGCATCTGTGAGGTATCATATACCTAAGCCCACCGGAAAAGGGTACACAAAAACCAGCCCCCATAAAAGCGGCTTTTGCAATGTCTTTTGGCGATTTCATTGTAATACGCTTACGGGGCAGTGTCAAGTGTGATTTCTCATGTTTATGAGGTTTCGGCGGGCATTGACTGCGGCGGGGAAACATAAGACCGGCGGGAGCACCATTCCCACCGGCCAATGTCCAAATTTGTTTACCCTTTGCCCCGTGCAGGCTTTCGCCGCTTGCAATGGTGCTACAAGTTCTTCTGGAGCCTTACCACTTTCGCAGTTTTGGTTCTGCGCATGGCCTTCTCGCTGGTAAGCCATCGGGAGTACCCGATACGGTGGGATATGATTACTGGCATATCACCGTGAGTTTTAACCTCTTCACTGAGTGCTCCGCCGTATCAGTTGCTGCATTTAGCCAGTTTTACGCGCTTTGGCAACCGCTGTTGCGACCCGGCAGGAAGGGAACAGGCAAAATCAAAAGGTTGGTCACGAAAACCACCTCCTTTGAAGTTGCCCAAAGAGGGCTAACGGCAGTATAGCAAATCTCCCCGCCGCAGTCAATGATAACTCACAATGAAGGGAGGACACAAAAATTGACATTGAGAGAGCTACGAGAACGCTCCGGACTGACCCGCGCACAGGTGGCAAAGAAACTGAATGTTGACTTATCCTGCGTAACGCATTGGGAACTTGGCGACTGGCGACCGTTGCGGAAGTACCACAAGAAGTTGGCGAAGATGTACGGCGTGACGGTGGACGAGCTGTTTGAATCCAGCGACGGGCAGTAAAAAAATGCCCCGCCCAATGTTGCAGCATCGAGCGGGGCGGGTGGGACAAATTTCACCACAAGATATTGTGTCCGTGCTTATTGTAGCACGGGAGAAAGGAAAAGGCAATGAGTAAAAAGCCGGAGTACAAAATCATTTGGGTAACGCCCCCAGACCCCGTAAAGCTGGGGAAGATCTTGGGCGAGATTTACGCCCGTGAAAGAGGGCTTGAGTTTGTCGGCCTTGTGCCGAACGAGAAGAAGTGTGGAGGTGCGAAATGAGCGCGTTTGCATGGGCGCTGGCGTTTATCGGCGCGGCGTGGCTGAGCTGGGCCATCGTCAAGGGCGTGGAGGCGCTGGGGCGATGAACGGAACGACAATCGAAACGATGTTGTACCGCAGGTACAAGACGTCTTTCTCCGATTGCGAAACGGTATTCGGAAGCTACGACAAAGAGCGAAAGACGATTGATGTGATACTCCCGGAGGGGCGCATGAAGCCGTCCGGCGTTCGCGGGCAATCTTATCACTGGATGGAATTTTCCGGCGTAGAAAACGCTACAGGACGGCCGGTACGATGCACAATCAAGGCAATTTGCAGGGAAAACGCAGTTAAGCGTCTGGCAAAGAGCTGCACCTGGAACATTTAGGACACATGGAGGTAACGGGTATGAGAGAGCGGAACAGGCGGGCGCGGGAGTATTCCCAGCGCTGCTGGGAGCGTCGGTGGAACAGGCGGCTCTGGATCCTAAACGCTTTGATGATCCTGCTGATCATCGGCATCCTCCTCTGGGCGCTGACGCTGCCGGAGGCACAGGAGCCGGAGGACGTCCCCCCTCCCCTGTCCGCTGCGGTGCAGGCGGCGGTGCTGTCCGCCGCAAAGCCGCCGGAGAATCTGCTGGTCTGCGACATCACCGGATACTGCGCGTGCTGCACACCTTATGCGGACATCAACCGCAACGAGGCGGGGCAGGTGCTGACGGCCTCCGGACGGTGGGTGACCATCGGCGAGGCGGTGGCAGTTGACCCGGACATTATCCCGCTTGGCAGCACCGTGACCATCGGCGGCAAGCCCTATATCGCCGCCGACACCGGCGTAAAGGGCTTTGTGGTGGACGTGCTGATGACCCACGAGGAGGCGGCGCAGGCTGGTGTGGCGAAGGCAATGGTGCAGTGGGAATGGTAGGGCTGACGAACAGAGTGGGCACGCCCTGCAAGGACTGCCGGAGCAGACACCCGAAGTGCCACGGACAGTGCGAGGAGTACGCGGCGTATCTGGAGGCCATCAAGGCTGACAAGGCCAAGCGCTACGCGGCGTACAGCGAGATCGACTTTTACAGCATGAACAACGCAAGGCGCGAGAGGGCCAAAATGGTGATAAAAAGAAAGAGGGAAGGACGATGAACCGATTGAAGGAACGGCGGCTGGAGCTGGGGCTGACGCAGGAGGCGGTCAGCGGCGTGCTGAAGCTGGTGGATCCCCGTATCGACACATGCATGGTGAGCCGGTTTGAAAACGGCGTGTGTCTGCCCACGGAGGAGGTCATGACAGCGCTGGAGGCGGCACTGCGTACCAGCCGGGCATATCTGTACGGCGACGAGGACAAGGCCGACATCCCCCAGCGGACGGCGGAAACGGAGCGCATCGCGGCGCTGATCCCCTACGGGCGGCGAAACGCCATCAGCCGTGCGGAGCTGGCGGCGGCGATGCAGACCTCTGACCGGATGATGCGAAAGGCCGTCAGCGAAGCCAAGCGGCAGGGCGTGATGATCTGCAACGACGGCGAGGGATACTACCAGACGGAGGAGCTGGGAGACCTGTACCGGCAGTACAGGCGGGACACGGCGCGGGCCATGTCCATCCTCAAGGCCAGAAAGCCGATGCGGGACGTGCTGAAAGCGGCGGGTCGACCGGTATGAGAAGCGTGATGCAGTATTGGGAACCGGAGCGACCCTTAGAGCCGAAGGACTACGATTTGCCCGTCTGCCCCGTGTGCGGGGAGGAGACGGACACCTACTACAAGAACAAGGACGGCGCCATCGTGGGGTGCGATTGCTGCATTGAAGCGAGGGACGCATGGGAGGAACAGAAATGAGCATGAGTTTGTATCACATCGACCGGGAGCTGGAGAGCCTGATCGACCAGGAAACCGGCGAGGTGCTGGATTTTGATGCGTTTGAGGCGCTGCAAATGGCGCGGGACGCCAAGATCGAGGGCGTACTCTGCTGGACAAAGAATCTGGCGGCGGAGGCAAAGGCCATCCGCGAGGAGGAAAAGGAGCTTGCCGACCGGCGCAAGGAACTGGAACGCAAGCGGGAGAAGCTGCTGGACTACGCAGAGAAGGCGCTGGGCGGCGCGGCATTCCAGACGGCCAAATGCGCCGTGACATACCGCAAGAGCACAGCGGTGGAGATCACCGACATGGACGCAGTGGTGCAGTGGTGCATGGACAACGGCTACGATGGCAAGGTGACGTATGCCGCGCCCACGGTGTCCAAGAGCGACATTGCCCCGCTGTTGAAAGCCGGTGTTGCAGTGGACGGGGCGGAGATCGCCGAACGGATGAACATGGGGGTGAAGTGATGGAGAACCTGACTATCTATAACGCGGTGCGAAGCGTGCCTGACATCGCCAAAAGGCAGATCGGGGCAGGCCGTTTGAAGGGCAAGACGGACATCAACCCCATGTGGCGGCTGAAAACTCTGACGGAGCAGTTCGGCCCCTGCGGCTTTGGATGGAAATACGTCATCACTGACAAGCGGCTTGAGCAGGGCGCGAACGGCGAAATAGCCGCATTTCTGGACATTGACCTGTTTGTAAAGGCCGACGGCGTGTGGTCTGACGCGATCCCCGGCACGGGCGGCAGTGCGTTTGTGGCGAAGGAGAAGAACGGGCCTTATACCTCCGACGAGTGCTTTAAGATGGCGCTGACGGACGCTATCTCTGTGGCTTGTAAGGCGCTTGGCTTTGGCGCGGACGTGTACTGGGAGGCGGATAGGAGCAAGTATGACAAGCCGGAGAGCAAGCAGGAGGCTCCGGTGCTGTGTGAGTGCTGCGGACTGCCCATCAAGGCGGTAAAGTGCGGGGATCGTGTGTATCCCACCAACGAGATCGTAGAGAACGCGGTAAAGAAGTACGGCAAACGGCTCTGCTGGGGCTGCATGAGAGAGGAGAATAACCATGCGGCAGGTAACGGTTAACGCGGCGCGTTGGTCGCAGGACAGCGAGGGTGCGTGGCTCTGCCTTCGGGTGAAGTCACCGGAGGCGGCGATGGAGGTCTGTAACGCGCTGAAGCCGGGAAAGGAGTACACCGCCACCATCAAGGGCAAGGGACGGAGCCTCGATGCCAACGGGTATGCGTGGGTGCTGCTGGACAAGCTGGCGGCGCACTACGGCGTTGCGAGAGAGAGGGTATACCGGCAGGAGATACAGAGCATCGGCGGCGTGAGCGAGGTGCTGTGCCTGCGGGAAAAGGCGGCGGAGGCTTTCTGCCGGAGCTGGGAGCGGAACGGTATCGGCTGGATGACCGATACCGGCCCCAGCAAGCTCAAGGGCTGCGTGAACGTGACCGTCTGGTACGGCAGCTCTGTATACGACACGGAGCAGATGGCGCGGCTGATAGATGCCATCGTGCAGGACTGCCGGGATGTCGGCATCGAGACCATGACGCCGCGAGAGCTGGATGCCCTTGTGAGCCGGTGGGGAGAGGTGAGCGTATAAAGTGGGCCAAAAAGAGCAGGCAATTTAAGAATTTGGAAGATGCGGTAGCGTTTAGAAATGAGGTGATTTTAGGTGCTGAATGAAAGACGGTGTTTTTTGTGCGGTAGGTTTGATGCATTGGATCCGTTGGAGAAGCACCATTAGGCACATTTTCGGCGGCGCGAATCGAAAGAAGAGCGAGAAGTACGGTCTTGTGGTGTACCTGTGCGGCAATCGCTGCCACCGGAACGGGCGCAGCGCGGTACATAAGAACGGTGACCAGATGCGGCGTCTGAGGCGGTACGGGCAGCTCAAGGCAATGAAGGAACAGGGCTGGACGGAGGAGGACTTCCGCCGCGAGTTCGGGAAAAGTTATTTATGAGAGGAGATTTGAAATGCTGAACAAGATTTTCATTATGGGACGCCTGACCCGCGATCCGGAACTGCGCAGGACGCAGAACGGCACCTCCGTCACCAGTTTTACACTGGCGGTAGACCGGGACTTTAAGAACGCGGACGGCACCAAGGACACGGATTTTATTGACGTGGTGGCGTGGCGCAACACCGCCGAGTTCGTATCCAAGTATTTCACCAGGGGCCGCATGGCCGTGGTGGAGGGGCGCTTGCAGCTGCGGGACTGGACGGACAAGGACGGGAACAAGCGCCGGAACGCCGAGGTGCTGGCAGACAACATCTACTTTGGCGACAGCAAGAAGGAGGGCGATTCCTTCGGCGGCTACAAGGCGGCAGGCAAGGCCGTGGACGTGGAGCCGGAAGCGGGAGACTTTGCCGAGGTCGAGGATGATGGCGACATTCCGTTCTAAGGTGGTGCCACGATGCCGAACAGGATCATAAAAGAAAGCATATGCTCCAGCGAAAAGATTGCGGCGCTTTCGGATTTTGAGTTTCGGCTATGGGTCGGATTGATCACACAGGCAGACGACGCAGGGCGCGGAGATGCCCGCCCTGCAATTATTAAAGGCCACGTTTTCCCGTTTCGGGACAGGCTATCCATCAAAGACATCGATGCTGCGCTCCAAGAATTGGCGGCAAAAGGCTGCGTTTCTCTCTACAAAGTGGACGGGAAGCCCTACTTTTTGTTCCCCGGGTGGGTCAAGCATCAGCGTGTCAGAGATTGCAAGCCGAAGTTCCCGGAACCGCAGGAAATTTCAAGTTTGCCGCAATCTGCCGCAAACTGCGGCGAGTTGCCGCAAACTGCGGCGAGTTGCCGCCTGAATCCAATCCAATCCGAATCCAATCCAAATCCGAATCCGAAAGAGAGTAACGCGCGCGAAACGCGCTTCATACCCCCGGCTATTCCTGACGTTGAGCAATATTGCCGCGAAAAGGGCTATCACGTCAACGCAGAGCGGTTTGTTTGCTTCTATGCACAAAAGGGCTGGATGGTAGGCAAAAACCGCATGAAAGACTGGAAACGGGCCGTTCAAGGCTGGGAAACTCGCTGGAAGGATGAACAGAAGAACGCGCAAAGCGGATTTTCGTATAACTACGGCAGTACGGAGGACAGCCTATGAACGCAGATTTCATCATCGACAGCATTGCGCAGAACGTTGTGCAGGACTGCGATGTTCTGGACTACGAGAAGGACGGTCTGCTGTATTGCGGCCATTGCGACACGCCGAAGCAATGCCGTATCGACATTGCTGGGAAGGTGCGGATCGTCAAGTGCCAGTGCGCTTGCGCCGCCAGAAAGTACGAGGCGGAGAAGAAAGCGCGGCAAGATCAGGAACTGCGCCTGCGCATTGAAACGCTTCGTGCGGACGGCATCCGCGATAAGAGCCTTGCTGGTTGCCGGTTTGACGGGGCTACCATGACGAACGAGCTTGCCAAGTGCAAGCGATACGCAGACCGATGGGACGAAATGGCGCAGAGCAACAGCGGCTTGCTTCTGTGGGGCAATACGGGCAACGGGAAGACCTTCGCAGCTGCCTGCATTGCGAACCAGCTGATCGACCGTGGGATTCCGGCCATGATTACAAGCTTTCCGCGCATTCTGAGCGCCGGATATGACAAACAGGACATCATTGACCAGATGCGCTATTACCCCCTGCTGGTCATTGACGATCTGGGTGCGGAACGGAACAGTGATTATGCGCTGGAAACGGTCTACATGGTCATTGACGAGCGCTACAAGTCCAAAAAGCCATTGATCGTGACCACCAACCTGACGCTGGACGAAATCTGCAATCCCAAGAACATGGCCTATCAGCGCATTTATGACCGTGTGCTGGAAATGTGCGCACCTTTGGTATTTCGCGGCGACAGCATTCGGCGCAGAAAGGCGAAGGAACAGCTCAGTTTCGTCAAGTCGGTTTTGGAGGGAAATGCATGAAAAACGGGATATGGACGGTGGATACGGCGCGGCTGTGCTGGGCCTGCCAGCAGGAAATGGCCCACGAGTACATCATCCAGCCCACCCGCGAACAGCGGCGCGACCCGGTGAAGGATCGCTGGGAGAGCGGCGTGTGTGAGCGCTGCGGGCGGAAACAGAGCATGACCAAGCTGCGGAGGTACACGATGAACAAACGAGGATTGGAGAAAAGAGGCCTGGAGAATGGGCTTGAAAAGTAGCGATCTGGCGCGGCTGGCACCGGCGGCGCAGAAGCAGGTCATGGAGGTAATGGAGAAGATGCAGAAGCAGGGGAAGTACAAGGCACAGAAGACGCGGCGCGGCAAGCTGACCTTTGACAGCAAGAAGGAGGCGGAGCGCTACGATGCGCTGATGCTGCTGCAAAAGACCGGAGAGATACGCGGGCTGAAATTGCAGGTGCGATACTGCTTGCAAGAGGCGTACACGACGTTTGAGGGCGACCGCGTGAAAAGTATCGACTACATCGCGGACTTCGTGTACGAGCGCAGAACGGCGCCTGACAGCTACGGACAGCGGCACTGGTTGCCGGTGGTGGAGGACGTGAAGGGTGTGCGGACGCGGGAGTATGCCATGAAAGCAAAGCTGTTCCGCAATCGGTACGGATTCGCCATCCGGGAGGTGTGAGCATGACCACGGTATACATGATCGTGACACGTGACAAGTACCGCCTGCCCCGCTGGTGGGGTACGACGGCGGCGGAACTGGCGCGGCTTTCCGGTCGGAAATATCAGAATGTCCGTGTGGGTATCTGCAAGGCGTTCCGGCACGGCGGAAGCTACGGATGCTATGAGGTGGTGCGTCTGGAGGAGGGCGAGTGATGATGCCGACAAATCAGCCGCTGACAAAAGAGGCGGCGCGAAAGCTGATGGCGCTGGATTTGACGGCAAAGGAACTGACCACCTACGAGAAACTGGACGAGTGGTACACCGCATGGGGCGGACAGTGCTATGTGTCGTTTTCAGGCGGCAAGGACAGCACGGTGCTGGCGTATCTGGCGGCGCGGTACCTGTCGAGCTTCAGGACGCCGCCGTGGGAACTGAACTTGGTGTTTGTAAACACCGGCCTGGAATACCCTGAAATTCAAAAGTTCGTCAATGAGTACGCCGACTGGCTGCGGAGGGAGTTTACCCGCGTGACCGTAAACCTTCACCGCCTGCGCCCGAAAATAAACATTCGGCAGGTGGTGACGAAGTACGGGTACAGCATCGTGAGCAAAGAGGTTGCGGGATATGTCAGCGAAGCCCGCAGGAACCCAAACGGCTTGAGAATGAAGCGGCTGCGAGGGGAAGCCGTGCGAAAAGACGGTCAGCCGTCTGTCTACAACTGCGAGAAATGGGAATATCTGTTGTACGCACCGTTTGTAATCTCCTCGACGTGCTGCGCCATTATGAAAAAGTCACCGCTAAAAACCTACGCACACAAAACCGGGCAGCAGGCTACAACAGCGACGATGGCGGAGGAAAGCAGATTTCGCATGACGTATTGGCTGAATACCGGGTGCAACGCCTTCGAGGGCAAGCGACCGATTGGCAAGCCTATGAGTTTCTGGAAGGAGCAGGATGTGCTGCGGTTTATCGTGGAGCGTGGGCTGCCCTACGCCAGCGTGTACGGTGACATCGTGGCCAGCGACGGCGAGAACGACTACGGCGCGACGCTGATCGACTGCAAGCTGCACTGCACGGGATGCCAGAGGACGGGGTGTATGTTTTGCGCGTTCGGGGCGCATCTCGAAAAAGGCGTCAACCGCTTTGAACGCATGAAGCTGACGCACCCGAAGCACTATGCGTTCTGCATCGGCGGCGGGGCATTTGACACGGACGGGCTGTGGAAACCCACGAAAGACGGTCTTGGTTATGCGCGGGTGCTGGACTACATAGGAGTGAGGTATTGACAATGGGCAAGCAGCATTTGAGCCGGGACGACCGGATCTTTATGGACGGCAAGCGCAGAGGTACGCAGGAGTGCATGGACATGGTGGCAATGGCGCTGATTGACAAGTGCGGCTGGCACGTCCAGGAGGAGACGCCGGACAGCCGCGACACGCACAGCATCGCGTACCTGTACGAGTGCCTGGAAAAAATCACGCAGGAGATCAACGAAGGCCGCATCAAGCGCAAGCACATCAAGGATATGCTGAAGGACGAGTGCGGCGTGGTGTTTGGAGATTAGGGGGTGACGCGCCATAAAGCACTTAGGAGATATTACCAAAATCAACGGCGCGGATATCGAGCCTGTGTGGGTGGTGACGGGCGGAAGCCCCTGTCAGGACCTTTCCATCGCCGGGAAACGCGCCGGTTTGGCGGGAGCGCGAAGCGGCCTGTTTATGGAGCAGGTACGCATCGTAAAAGAAATGAGAGCGGAGGACAAACGGAATGGACGGACAGGTGACATGGTTAGACCTCGGTATCTCGTGTGGGAAAACGTGGTCGGAGCATTCAGCAGCAATAGAGGAAAAGACTTCGCAGCCGTGCTGGAAGAAATTGCGCGTATCGCAGAACCAGGATTTTCTTTATCTGGACTGCCGGACAAGCAAAAATGGACAAAAGCAGGAGCCATTGACGGTGATGGGTGGTCTATCGCGTGGCGAACTCACGACGCTAAGGACTGGGGAAAAACCATCCGAGACAGCCGTACAGGAAATATTATCCGTCTGGGGACCCCACAGCGTCGCCGAAGAATCTCGGTTGTCGCAGATTTTGGAGGTGAATCCGCTGCCCAAATACAATTTGACCGCGAAAGCGTGTCTGGGCATCCTGCGGAGAGCGGAGCGGCGGGGGAAGGATTTGCCGGAGCGGCTGAAAGCGGTGCTTCTTATGCAGTCCGCATCAGGGGGGGCTGTGACGGAGGAGGAAAAGGCGCGTTAGTGCAGACGGAGAAAAGCGGAACGCTTGGTACGGGCAACGATCAGACGATTTTCACGCCCACGCCTATTAACCTGATGGTGGCTACGCGCTGCAAAGCGTTAGGGCGCGGAACAGGATTTGGCGTAGGAGAACAGGGTGACCCGGCGAACACCATTTCTGCCGCACATTCGCATGGCGTATTTGCAACGGCTATCCCCATCAACGACAAAGCCACCAGATGGCAGGGCGGCGGAGAGAGCCGCAACCACGATGGCAGCGGCAACGGTCTTGGCATCGGCAAAGAAGGCGACCCATCCCCCACGCTGACCGCCGGCGACCGCCACGGGGTAATGTGTATGAATCCTTGGGATGCACAGAGTGCAAGGGTGTACGATCAGGATGGCGCATGGCACAGTTTGAATGCCAATGAAAACGGCGGAATGGCACGGGACAGCGTACTGTGCGCCGGGTTTAAGCTTGGCAATAGTGAACAGGCGCGGAGCATCGGCTATCAAGAGGAACTGTCTCCTACACTGAACGCCGAGTGCGGCGGGAATAAGCCCGCGGTGGTGGCGCTGGACATGACACACGCCTGTGACGTCATCCGCGAGTGCGGGGAGCAGTCGTCCAGTTTGCAGGCGCGAATGGGAACGGGCGGCAATCAGATCCCGCTGACGTACCAAATGCAGGGCTTTGGTGACTACCGCGCCGCCGAGGCTGCAAGCAGTTGCAAGCAACGGGACTTTAAGGACAGCACAGACCTTGTCATCACAAACATGGTGGTGCGCCGCCTGACACCGATGGAATGCGAACGGCTGCAAGGATTCCCTGACCACTGGACGGACATCGGCGAGTGGACGGACGAAAAAGGAAAGAAGCACAAGGACGCGGACAGCCCACGGTACAAGGCGCTGGGCAACTCCATCGCCCTGCCCTTCTGGGACTGGATGCTGCGGCGTATGGCGCGGTATCTGCCGGAGGGCGCGACGCTGGGGAGCTTGTTCGACGGCATCGCAGGTTTCCCGCTGATCTGGGAGCGCATACACGGAAAAGGCACGGCGCGGTGGGCAAGCGAGATCGAGCCGTTTCCCATCGCCGTGACGAAGAAACATTTTCCGGAGGAGGAATGACATGACAAGAGATGAGATTGTGACCGCGCTGCGGCAATGCCCACGCTATGGTGTGGACTGCTCTAAGGGAGTTTGTGCTTTTTTCAAACCGAATGGAGCATTTGAGGATTGTATCAAAAAGAAGAATGACGCCGCCGCTGACCTGATCGAGAACCAGCAGCGGCACATCGAGGCACTGATGAAAGCCAACGCCGGACTGCGGGATACCGTACTGCGGCGGGATGCGCAGATCGCGGACATGAGTGGTAGACGATATTTTGAGATTGGCGTATGTGGAGGTGAAATGATGGAAATTTTGAAAATTGTTTTCCCGCTGCTGATGGTAGCCGGTGCGCTGGGGAGCTTTGTAGTAAATATTGCCAGCAAGGGGGACTGGGCTACCAGTTTGCAATGGCTGGGTGCGTGTATCCTGTATACTGCGCTGACAGTGTGAAATATGAGCTGAGGGAGGGCTGACAATGGCTGAACCTAAAAAGCCTTTTTACTGCGACAAGAAATGGAAACTTGGCGGAAGTTTCGGCTGGTGGCATATACCGTACTGTCCGCATTGCAAGCGGCAGTTGGGGCTGGTGGTCGAAGAGAAGAAGGCTGAAAAATGCCCGATGTGCGGCAAACCGTTAGAATGGGATGGTGCTGAAAATGGCTGAATACATCGAACGCACGGAAGAACTCATGCTTGCCATGAACGCCGGTGCGAGAGCAATCGAAAACACGAAGCGTTATCACGGTGCTGTTTACACCAACGCTGATGTTGCTCCGGTGGTATGCTGCAAGGATTGCAAGCACTACGACATGGGTGTCTGCCTGAAAATTTACTCGGACGGCAACATACACTCAGCGGCTTGGCAGAAGCGAAAGCCGGAGGACTTTTGTTCTTACGGCGAACGAAATCAATAAAACGCCGGCATGCCGGTGAAATAAAAAATACGGAGGAAAGATACCATGAATGAGAAGAACGAGAAGAACGAGCAGATGTACATTGTCCGCTGCGACCGCGCAGGCGTGTTTTTCGGTGGCATCAAGGAACGACGCGGCACGGAAGCGACCATGACCAATGTGCGCAAGCTGTGGTACTGGAACGGTGCCTGCGCCATCGAGCAACTGGCTATGGACGGCACCAAGACCCCCGGTGACTGCAAGTTTACTGTGACGGTACCGTTGATGGAAGTGACCGGGGTGATCCAGGTGATCCCCTGCACCGCAAAGGCCACGGCATCCATCAGCGGCGTGAAGGAGTGGAAGCGATGAGCGCGCTGGATGAGAAAGTCAAAGCATTTTTGTCTGTAAGCTCCGGCTCCGGCTACGGCTCCGGCTACGGCTCCGGCTACGGCTACGGCTACGGCTCCGGCGACGGCTCCGGCTACGGCTCCGGCTACG